CCAGTATATGTGCCGGAAGAAATGCCTACAGTAACCGAAGATGTACCTCACGAAGTTGTAGTAGAAATACCAACTATGAATAACGCACAATACAAAAAACTAATTGATACGGCAACAGCTGAACGTTTAGGCGAGGTTTTGAATATGATTGAAGAAGGTAAATTAAACGCAACAAGCGCACAAGTATTGACGTTAGAAGAAAAATTAATTGAATTAAAATCCGTATAATTATGAGCAAAGATTTAGCATTACAGCAAACAGAGTGGGATTTACACGAAAATCCAGAAACATTTATTCCGTTAGAATTTACGGAAGAAATCAAGCCTGAAACGTTCGGGCTTGAAATAGCAAAAGCTACCGAAATGGTAAGTGGTTTATCGGTAACATTATCAGAAAGAGAAGTATTAAAAAATGCTTACATCGATGTTATTGAATTGCCAATTAATGCAGAAACTTTACCAGTATTCAAAGAATTGCGTTTGAAAATTGTAAAAAATAGAACGCAAGGAATTGAAAAATGGCACAAAACAAATAAAGCTTTTTATCTTGCTGGAGGTCGTTTTGTGGATGCCGTTAAAAATAAAGAAGTTTTGATTAACGAGGAAATGGAATCTAAGTTAATGGAAGCAGAAAAGTATTTTGAAAACTTGGAAAAAGAAGCAAAGTTTATTCTTAATGAAAAACGCATCGAAACTATACGCCATTATGTTGAAGACGTTTCTGGATTGGATTTTTCAGAGTTCAACGATGAAGATTTTGACGATTATGTGTTAGGCAAAAAGACACGTTTCGAAGCCAATATTGAAGCCGAAAAACAGGAAGTAATCAGGATCGAAAATGAGCGTTTAGCCGAAATTGAAAAGCAAAGACTGGCAGAAATCGAGAATGAAAAAATCCGTGTTGAAAATTCACGTTTGCAAAAAGAAGCTGAATTAAAAGAACTGGAACTACAAAAAGAACGCAAACTTCAAGCAGATAAAGAAGCTAAAATTAAGGCTGAAAATGACGCTAAATTGCAATCTGAAAAGATGGCACGTGAAAAATTAGAAGCTGAATTACAAGCTAAAAAAGATGCTGAAATCAAAACAGAAAACGAACGTTTAGCAAAGATTGAATCAGATAAAAAAGCGGCTATTTTAGCAGCAAAAGCACCTGTTAAAAAACAGTTGTCTGTTTGGGTAGAATCTTTTGAATTACCAACTACAACAGTAAGCAACGAAACAACTTTGGATATTATTGCAAAATTCGAATCCTTCAAAAAATGGTCAATTAATCAAATAAACAGTTTATAATATGGAAATCACAGGAACAGTACATTATTTAGGCGCACCAATTACGGTAAGCGCGAATTACGAAAAAAGAGAATTAGTAGTCAAAACAGACGAGCAATATCCTCAATTGATATTAATTGAGTTCGGACAAGGTAAATGCAATGATAAACTCGATGCATTATTAGTTGGCAGTCAGGTAACTGTTGGAATAAATTTACGAGGCCGTGAATGGATTAATCCACAAGGCGAGGCAAAGTATTTCAATTCAATATTAGGCTGGCAAATTAAATAACCCCCACAAAAACCCATTTCGAAAGATTTGGGTTTTTTTTATTTAGACTTAATATAAATTATAAAAATAGTTATTTAAACGTGTTTTAAAACCAATATATTTTTATATATTTGCTATATAATTAAAAACATAACAAATGGAATTGCATTACAACAACAAAGAAACAAGAGAGATTAAAGGAGAAATTTTTAAACCGTATTCTTTAAATCCACAGTATTTAGCCTCTAATTTAGGAAGGATAAAATCAAAACAACAAATTGTAACTCACAACTTCGGAGGTAGGGCAATTAAAAAGGAAAGGATTTTAACCCAAACAGATAATGGAAGTGGTTATTTATCAGTTGGACTTACTGAAAATGGAAAAACAAAAACTACAAGAGTAAGCAGAATCATAGCTCATACTTGGATTATGAACCCAGATAACAAACCGCAGGTAAATCATAAAAAAGGGATAAAGTATGATAACCGAGCAAATGAATTAGAATGGAACACTTGCGGAGAAAACGTTAGACACGCTTGGGATAATGGATTGGCAAACAAACAGTCTTCTTTTTTATATATTCAAAAAAGGTTAAGCCAAATAAACAATTATATAACTCACAGACCAAGAGTAAAAACTCCTTTAGGTTTTGGTACTATAATAATTGACCAAAATTGTTACAGGATTAAATATGATAACGGTAAGTTTGAAAATTTAGTTAAATCCTTAAGGTTTTGGAAAGATGATTTAAATTTAATTCTTTTAGGAATGGATTCGCTCACAAAAGAGATTGAAGTGAATGGCGAAAGGTTTATTCCTATTTTTGAATTAAAAAGCCAGTGCGGGATAATAATAGAAAGAGAATTAGATAATCTTCTTAAATATAAAAACTGCGGAGATATGCCATATTGGGTAATAAAAAAACTCTACGAATGGCACTTCGATATTTACGGATTAATACCAGAATTAGCAATAGATAAAAACACAATATTATGAAAAATCAAAACACAATATTAATATTAATTGTAATTCTAGCATTGATTTGCGGGGTTGCAAATGCTCAAAGTAATTTTAGATTGAATCGCGTAGATAGTTTTAACTTTGCAGTGGTTATCGATCCAAGCGCGTCAATAAAAGAATCAGGTTTGCAAATAGGTGCGGAAATAGAGTACAACGGAACAATTTATACACGTGCTTCTATAACATCATTTGCGGCTTTAGAAGGTGGTTATGTAGATTTTATTGGAGCGGCTGGTTTGAATTTTACTTCTGGAATGTGGGAACAAATTAGATATTATGCCGGTTTAAGAGCAGGGATTATTTCTAGGGGCGGAAATGGATATCCAACACTGGGAACTGAAATAGGAATCGATTATGTTATAGGTTCGTTGGTATTAGGTGTTAGAATGACTCGAGATAAAAGAGGTGACTTTTCTTTTTATAATGAACCTAGCGAAATGCGTAATAGTGGATTTGTTAAAATTGGGGTTAAGTTATGAAATCAAGTAATACCTACACGGTAAAACAAATTGCAGCTATTACGGGATTTAGTTCAGTTACCGTTTACGATAAAATAAGGACCTTAAAATTAAGTCCTGAAAGCACAAAAAAAGGACTAAATTACTATAATGAAAATTCGTTTAGATTGATAATAAAATTATTTGAAACTTCACAAAAAGAAAAATCATTTACTAAATATTATCCAATAAAAACAATTGAAACGTATTATATTTATGAAAGTAAAATGAATTTAAATTAAAAACTTATGGAAAATAATAAAAATGATTTTACAGTAAAAATAAGTTATAAAGAAATTAGAGAAATATCAAAAATAAATGAAAATACAGAAAAGTATTTAAAAGAAACGTATCCAGAAGCATTTACATTTTATTGCAATGTATGTGATTCTAAATATCCGTGTTCTGCTGAAAACTGGGGAATTGAATGTGAACAAGAAAAAAAATTTTAATATGAAAACATTTAACAGCATATCGGGCGGAAAAACTTCCGCTTATTTAGAAGCTAATTACCCTAGTGATTATCGAGCGTTTGCATTAGTAAGAACAAATGAAATTAAATGTTTGTTTCCTGATAAAAAATTACGTCAGATGGTTTCAGACGAATTAGGCATTGAATTTATAGGAACGTTAGAAGACAATGTTATTATTCAAACTATTTTTGATTTAGAACAATTTACCGGAAGAAAAATAAAATGGGTAACTGGAAAAACATTTGAGGAAACAATAGATAGAAAAACAGGAATACCGAATTTACCACAACCAATGCGTAGATTTTGTACTCAAGAAATGAAAGTAGATCCATTATTTAAATATTGGCATTCATTAAATATTGACCCTTGGGAGTGTCGTTTTGGTTTTAGAGCAAATGAAACACGAAGAGCTGTAAATACAAATAATCGTTTAAATCCGTTTGGATATTTAACCCATAAGGGAATAGTTGGAAAAACTTCAAACGGAAGAAATAAGTGGAAAGAGTTTGAATATCAAAAACCATTTTACCCATTAATTGAAGATAGTGTTTACAAAGACGCAATTGAAGAATTTTGGAAATATAAACCGGTTCGATTTGCATGGATGAATAACTGTGTGGGGTGTATGCATAAAGAACCGCATTTATTAAGAAAAATGATGGAATTGCACCCGGAAAAATTACAATGGTTTATAGACAAAGAAAATCAGGCAAAAGTTATGAAAGGAAATACTTGGAGACAAGACACGGAGTATTCAAAAATACAAAAATGGAATTTACAATATGAATTTGCGTTAGAAGATTTTAACGAATGCGATTCTGGATACTGTGGATTATGATGACCCTAAAAAAAACAGGATTACCAATAAAACCGCAAACAATTTATTATGTTAAATTTAGTGCGTTGGGTCACGAACAATTAAAATGCACGTCTACAAATACCTATTTAAAAGATGCGGGTATATTTGCTGCACAATTTAAGAAAGTAAAGGATGTTGCGGTTGTGATGGAAGTATTGAAGGAATTAACAAAAGAACATAGTAGTTATGGAGAAATTATTTGAAATTGAAGAACAGAAACCAGAATTTATAAAAACCTGCAATGATTGTGAACATCGAGAAAGGCATCAATGCAATTCTAAAGTATTTCAATATTGCGGAGTTAGAAAATCAAACAGAACAAATAACGGATTATTAAAAATCAAATGTAAAGACGCGGCTTGTCCTTTATTTGAAATATACCTACCTTTGAAATGAAACAAACTAAACGAAAAAGCTTAATCGAGAGCGTAATCCAAACCATTATAGGGCTTGGAACATCAATATTAATACAAATTATTTTATACCCAATGATGGGTATTCCGGTAACATTTTCACAAAACTTAATTATTACTTTGGTATTCTTTTTAGTATCGATTGTAAGGGGTTATTTTGTGAGAAGAATATTTGAGAAATTATGAGCTTAACAATTACAAACGAGGACAATATGCTTTTAATGGCACGTTATCCTGACAATTATTTTGATTTAGCAATAGTTGACCCTCCTTATGGGATTGATATTCATAAAATGAATTATACTCAAAGCACAAAAGGCGGTGTTGCTAAAAGGAATGATTATTCAGCCATAACTGATTGGGATAGCAATGTACCAACTCAAGAATATTTTAATGAATTATTTAGAGTTTCTAAAAGTCAAATTATTTGGGGCGGAAATTACTTTGAATTACCATTAACAAAAAGTTGGATAATTTGGGATAAAAAAACCGAAGAAAAATATTCAAATGATTTTGCAGATTGTGAAATGGCTTGGAATAGTTTTAATAAACCCGCAAAAGTTGTTAGGTATTTATGGAGTGGAATGCTTCAGCCAAATATGAAAGACAAACAAAAAAGAATACATCCAACTGAAAAACCATATCAATTATACAAATGGATTTTAGATAAATACGCCAAACCAAACGATAAAATCCTAGATACTCATTTAGGTTCTGGAAGTATTGCAATAGCTTGTCACGATTACAGATTTGATTTGACAGCTTGTGAATTAGATAAAGAGTATTTCGACAAAGCAATGCAAAGAATTAACAACCACGTAGCACAACAAAAATTATTTTAATGAAAAACCCACTAAAAAACGGAATAGAACTCACAATACAACTACAAGTATTATGCGAATTTATTGACCAATACCCAATTAAACGAGAAATAAAACAAGCTGCAAACGCATTAAGAAAAGCATCTGAAAAAGATTTATCGACTGAATACAACAAAATCTACAAAATAGATCCCGAAATGTCTATAAACATTTGTCAAAAAACTGCTGAATTAGCAGAAACAATTGGAAAAATGGATATATCTGAATTGGTTTTGTTTAGTGATTTTGCTAAACGATTCTACGACAATAAAGAAATTGTTAAAGAAAAAGGAATGAGTTTTTTTAATAAGATATTGTTGTAGATTGGAATAATATGATTATATTTGCTTATGTAAAAGAGTGGATACTTTTATAAACTAAAAATCTTTAACCTATAATCGGGAGGCGTTATCCACTAAAGCCAAACGATTATAGGTTTTTCAATTTAATTTATTTATATACTATGAAAATTTTTATTACCAATAAGGATTACTTTGACCAAGTTTTTGACAATGAACCGTCAGAAAATTACAAAAATTCAAGCCAACTTCATAAAGCATTATTCAATAAAATTAATACTGATTTATCAGTAAACAATAAAATTGAAATAAATGTAACTATTCCTTATTCTGAAATTTATGAAGGCGAGGCTTGTTTTGAATTTATAGGAAAAAACAAAGATGTATTTTTCTATACATTTAATGGAACTATTAAATAATGGAAAAGCATTATTTAAAAAAGTTAGCTGAAAACGGATTTTCAGTTATCCCTTGTGCAGAAAATAAAGCACCTATTGGAGCTTGGAAAAATGCACAAACAACGGCAAGAACTCCAGAAGAAATTGAACAATTAACCAGCCCTAAATTTGGACTTGTAACAGGATATAATAATCTTGAGGTTATCGATATTGATTGCAAAACTTTGTCTACTTTAAAAGAACAAAAAGAGTTTTGGGATGAGTATTTAGGATTTTTAACTGATAATATTGATGATTTTGAAAAGAAATTTGTAATTAAAAAAACATTAAACAAAGGCTATCATATTCTTTATCGATGCAAAACGTTAAAAGGAAATACTAAGATAGCCAAACTTAAAGGCAACCCAGAAGCATTAATAGAAAGCCGTGGTATTGGAGGAATGGTTATCGCTTATGATGACACTTTGTCAAAAATAAATTATCACGAAATCAAAGAAATTTCAGAAGAAGATAGGGAAATTTTATGGAGTTGCTCAAGAACTTACAACTATGTAAACGAATTACCTATTGAGCCAGTAAAGAAAAAACAAGAATACCAAGAAAATGAAATAGCGTGCTGGGATGACTTTAATCAAAAAACCGATATTTTTGAAATTATAGGAAGTGATTTTCAAATAGTCGCAAACCATAATAAAAAGTATGTTATAAAAAGACATGGTTCAGAAAGTCCACATTCCGGATATGTTTACAAAGATAATGGATTAATGTATCTTTTTTCAACCGGGACAATTTATCCGCATGAAAAACAAATAACCCCATTTTTAGCTTATTGTTGGAAAAACCACAATGGAAATTTATCTGACGGAGCTAAAGATTTATATTCAAAAGGTTTTGGATCTCGTTTAAAAAAGATTGTAAACGAGATTAAACCTAAAATATCAATGCAATCAAATGAAGAAAAACCAAATATAAACGCAAATGATTTAGTTTTTCCTATTGATATATTCCCAAATGAAATTCAAAATTATTTAACCGAATGTAATTCAAAATTAGATAGTTCAATTGATTATATGGGGTGCTCGATGCTTTGGTTAATTTCTGTTTGCGTTGGAAATTCAATAAATGTAGAAGTGAAAAAAGGATGGATTGAAAATTTAACGGTTTGGATTTCTATTGTAGGTAAGGCCGGACTAGGAAAAACTCCAAGTATTTCAAACATAATCTCGCCGCTTGTAAAAATTAATCAAAAGGAAATCAAAACTTACATCAAAGAGCGTGAAAAATTTGATTTTTATCAAACCCTAGGTAAAAAAGAAAAAGAAGAACATCCCGAAGTTTGTGAGCCTAAAAAAAGTCAATTTATAGCCAATGATATTACATTAGAGGCTTTAGTAGACTTACATCAAGAAAGTGATAATGCAGTAGGCGTTTTTAAAGATGAGCTTGCCGGATGGTTAAAAGACATGAATAAATATAGGGAAGGTTCAGATTTAGAATTTTGGTTGTCTACATGGTCCGGTAAAAGTGTAAACTTAAACAGATTAACTCGCAAAGGTTCGTTTGTTGAAAAACCATTTATACCAGTCCTTGGGGGTATACAACCGAGTATTTTTAATTCATTTTATACAGATGAAAATAAAGATAATGGTTTTATGGACAGGATGCTTTTGTCTTTTCCTGATTTAAAAATTGATTGCTACAACGAAAAGGAAATAGACGAAAATACATTGACTTGGTATAAAGAATCAATTATTATGTTTTACGATACTTTGAAATCAATTATTAAACGTAATGAGGACGGGGAGATAATCCCAATGACAGCCGTTTTTTCTGAGGATGCGAAAAAAGAATGGATTAGAATGTTTAATGAAACAACCGTTATTCAAAATGACGAAAACGAAAATGAGTATTTAAAATCTATGCTACCTAAGCAAAAGAGTTATATCCCGCGTTTTGCGTGCTTAATACATACGTTTGACGAGTTCTTTTCTGAAGGTGGCAATACTTTACTAATATCAAAAGAAAGTATCTTAAAAGCGGAAAAATTAAGTAAGTACTTTGTGGCAACTGCAAAAAAAATAAAAGTCAATTCTATTGAGGTTTCAAAACTTAAAAATACTATTGTAGCTAATAAAGGAAAAAGCGAAAAAGAGAAGTTACACGAGATTTGGAAAAGTAAAAAAGACTTTAATCGAAGCGAAACAGCTGAACTTTTAGGGGTCAGTAGAATGAGTATTTCTAGGTGGATTAAAGAATTTGAAAGTGTAACACAATAAAAATGTTACAACACAATGTTATATCTATGTTACAGTAAAAAATCAATGTTTATAGTACTTAACAAAGAAAAATGTAACAATGTTACAATAAATTCACCAAGACAAAAAAATATTTAAAATAAAAAATATTAAAAATATATAAAAAAACTATGTTACAGTTACAAATTTACTATAAAGCCTTGTAAACACTAGTATTTTACTGTAACATTTGTGTAACATTTGATATAACATTAAAAATAATATGTTACAAACTTGCAAATGTAACTTTTTACAGTTACATTTGTGTATAATTAAAAAACTTATACATATGGAAATTCAAAGAGGTTGTGTTTATTTTTTTAGACACGTTGGTTTAAGTCCTGTAAAAATAGGGTATTCAGAAAATGAAAGCCCTATGAATAGATTTTTTCAATTCAAAACATATGCTCCTTATGGGAGTGAGATTTTAGGGTTTATTATGATTTCAGAGGCTAAACTTTTAGAGTCTGACTTACATAGAAAGTATGCTTCTAAAAGATTAAATGGAGAGTGGTTTGATATTTCAGAAGAAGAAGTAAAAAAAGAAATAGATTTTTATACAAACATAGCTGATATAAAAGATAGAAATGAATTTCAAATTGCTTGGGCATTAGAGATTCAGAAGAAAAAAGAAAATTCTAAAATTGACTATCCTATTTCTAAGGACAGGGTTTATGAAACTTTTAAAAAAAGATATTTATCTAATAAGAATTTAAATAAAAGTCAAGAATGTAAACTTATCGGAGTAACAAGAAAAACTGTTCAATTGTGGTGTAAAAAAATAGATTTAGAATATGAAACTTAGACAATATCAAAAAGAAATAGCTGAAAAAGCAAACGAAATACTTTCAAGATTAAAGATAGTTTATTTGTGCTGTGAGGTTAGAACCGGGAAAACATTAATGGCTTTAGAAACCGCAAAGTTATTCGGAGTAAAAAAAGTTTTATTCCTGACAAAGAAAAAAGCTATTAACTCAATTTTAAGCGATTATAAGGCTTTAAATTATCAATACGAACTAACCGTTATAAATAACGAAAGTGTGCACAAGATAATAGAAAAATATGATTTAATTATTAGTGATGAGCACCACAGGAATGGAGCTTTTCCAAAGCCAAACAATGCAACTAAAATTATCAAAGAAAAGTTTTCACATTTACCGATGATATTTTTAAGCGGAACACCAACGCCTGAAAGTTATTCCCAAATTTATCATCAATTCTGGTTATCAAATTACACACCGTTTAAAGATTATATTAATTTTTACAAGTGGGCAAAAGATTATGTTAATGTTAAAAAAAAATATCTTGGATATGCAGAAGTTAATGATTATTCAGATGCTTATCAAGAGCGTATAAAAAAGTTAACTCAAAAATATATGATTACTTTTACTCAAGAACAAGCTGGTTTTGAAACAAAAGTAAACGAAACTATTTTGGAAGTTGAAATGAAACCTATAATTTATAATATAGCAAAAACATTAAAAAAAGATAAATTATTCAAAGGTTCAACTGATTTAATTTTAGCAGATACCGGAGTTAAACTTATGAGTAAATTGCATCAGTTATATTCCGGTACGGTTATTTTAGAAAGTGGAAATGGAATAGTTTTAGATAATTCTAAATTAGTTTTTATAAATGAAAAGTTTAAAAATAATAAGATTGCAATATTTTATAAGTTTCAAATGGAACTTGAAATGATTAAGGATTTTTATAGTGATAGTATTTGTTTTGATTTAGAAACATTTGATACAACTAATAAAAACATAGCCTTGCAAATAGTATCAGGGAGAGAGGGAATAAGTTTAAAAAATGCTGATTATTTAGTTTACTTAACACCTGACTATTCAGCAACTTCTTATTGGCAATCACGAGATCGCTTAACTACGATGGACAGAAAAGAAAACAATGTATTTTGGATATTCGCAAAAGGAGGAATCGAAAATCATATTTATAAATCAATTATGAATAAAAAAAACTACACTTTATCACAATTTAAAAAAGATTATTATGTTAGAAAGTAAAATACAAACAAAGATTAAAAAAAGACTTGAAAAAGATGGATGGGAAGTTATTAAATTAATTAAAACATCTATGATAGGTATTCCTGATTTAATGGCTTTAAAAGAAGGTAAAATTAAGTTTATAGAAGTAAAACAAACAATTGGTATATTGTCAGAAATTCAGAAATTAAGAATTAAACAATTAAAAGAAAAAGGATTTGAAGTATTAGTTTGGACTGACTTTGAAAATGAATTTAAAATAAATTAATTATTAAAATATATTAATGTATATTTGTAATTCATAATTAAATAATTTTTACCGCTTGTTGTCGCATTTGTGAGCAAGCGGTTTTTTTAATACTACATATATGAAACTATCAGAAATAAAACAAAACCCAAACAATCCTAGGCTTATCAAAGACGATAAGTTTAAGAAACTTTGCCAATCGTTAAAAGACTTTCCTGAAATGTTAGAGCTTCGACCTATTGTAGTCAACAAAGATATGATTATCTTAGGTGGTAATATGCGATACAAAGCAGCAAAAGAAATAGGATTAAAAGAAATTCCAGTTACAATAGCGGACTTAACAGAAGAACAACAAAGAGAATTTTTAATTAAAGATAACACAAGCGGCGGAGAGTGGGATTGGGAGTTGCTGAAAAACGAATGGGATACGGAACAATTAGACGCTTGGGGTTTGGATATTCCTAGCTTTGAAGTTGACGAAGTATTAGAAGCTGAAGAAGATGATTTTGATACAACGCCTCCTGAAGAACCTGTTACCGTTTTAGGGGACCTTTACGAAATTGGAGAACATAGGTTACTTTGTGGAAGTGCTACGGATGTTAATGATATTGATAAATTAATATTAAAAACAAATATTGATTTAATACATACAGATCCCCCTTATGGGATGAATGATGTTTCAAAAAGCGGTGTGTTGAGTAAAAATTACGATTGTGATATTTTAGGAGATGACAATACTGATGTCGCAAAAGACAGTTTTAGATTAATTTATTCATTATTTGAAAAATCAAAGCATATTTGGTGGGGCGCAAATTATTACTCAAATGCTTTACCTGACAGTGAGTGCTGGTTAGTTTGGGACAAAAATAACGGAGGTTCAGACCAAACAGATTGCGAGTTAGCTTGGAGCAATATTCGAAGTGTAGTAAGGCAATTTACTCAAGCAAGCGAAAAAACAAATAGAGTACATCCAACTCAAAAACCCGTTTCCTTAGTTGATTGGTGTATTGAAAAAACAAAACAAGATATAAATACTATTGCAGATTTTTTTGGAGGTAGTGGAGTTACAATGGTTACTGCGCATCAAAAGAAAATAAAATCATTTTTAATGGAACTTGACCCTAAATACTGCGATGTAATAGTAAAGCGAATGATTAAACTTGACGATACTTTAACTGTTAAAAGAAACGGAGTTGATGTAACTAATGATTGGAAATAATGGCATACGATAGAGTAAAAATATTTGAACAGGCAAAAGAAATGATAGTTAAACATAAATTATTTTTTGTGGATGATATTGTTGCTTTTCTGCCTTGTTCAAAATCTTCTTTTTATGATTTTTACCCTGATGGATCGGACGAATTGGACGAACTAAAAGAATTGTTAAATGTAAACAGAACAACTTTAAAAGTTTCTATGCGTTCAAAATGGTACACTTCAAACGCTCCAGCTCTTCAAATGGCATTAATGAAATTGATTGCAACTCCTGAAGAACTTAAAAAACTATCAATGCAATTTATTGAAAGTGAAAATACCAACAAAAATATTATTCAATTAGGCAATGGAATAAAGCCAGATGAAACTACTAACTAAACAAGAACACGCTATATATTATTTAAAAGATGCTATTACTACAGAGGTTCTTTATGGAGGTGCTGCTGGAGGTGGTAAGAGTGCATTAGGTGTTTTATGGTTAATTGAACAATGCCAAAACTATCCGGGGACACGTTGGTTAATGGGAAGAGCAAAATTAAAAACCCTTAAAGAAACTACTCTTAACACTTTCTTTGATTTATCTTCACAATTAAAGATTTCAGACCAATATAACTTTAACGGACAAAATGGCGTTATTTATTGGAAAAACGGAAGCGAAATTTTACTAAAAGATTTGTATTCATATCCGGCAGATCCTAATTTTGATAGTTTAGGATCATTAGAAATTACAGGTGCGTTTATTGATGAATGTAACCAAATAAGTTATAAAGCTTGGCAAATTGTAACGTCACGTATTCGTTACAAATTAAACGAATTTAACCTTATTCCTAAAATATTAGGTAGTTGTAATCCTGCTAAAAACTGGACTTATTCAAAGTTTTATATTCCAAACTCAAACGGAACTATAAGCGATACTAAGAAATTTATTCAGTCGTTACCTACTGACAATCCAAACTTACCAGCTTCTTATTTAGAATCATTATTAGCATTAGACGAAAATAGCAAACAACGTTTGTATTATGGTAATTGGGAATATGACAACGATCCGAGTAAATTAATAGATTATGACAAGATAAATAACTGTTTTACAAATGAATTTATTGAAGCAGGACAAATGTATATAAGTGCCGATATTGCACGCTATGGAAGCGATAAAATGGTGGTTTGCGTTTGGTCTGGATTTCGAGTTGTCGAGGTATTTTCTTTATCTAAAAGCTCAGTAATTGAAACAGCTGAAGCAATAAGAGGATTGTCAACTAAATGGAAAGTACCGAATAGTAATATAATTGCAGACGAGGACGGTGTTGGGGGTGGTGTAATTGATATACTTAAATGCAAAGGGTTTGTTAATAATTCACGTGCTTTAAAAGAAGAAAATGTAATTGTTGAATATCAAAACCTTAAAACGCAATGTTATTATAAATTAGCAGCTAAAATACAAAATAATGAAGTTTATATAAATTGTCCAGATGGAACTATGCAGGACGATATTATAAAAGAATTAGAGCAAGTAAAAAGGGATAAAATAGATAGCGACGGTAAGCTTAGAATAGTGCCAAAAGAAAAGGTAAAAGAGAATATTGGACGATCTCCGGATTATTCAGATGCCTTGGCTTTTAGGATGTATTTTGAATTAGCGCCTAAATTTTTCACTTTCTAAATAATTTATTTATATATTTACATAAAATTTTAGATACAATGGCAGTAAATAGATTTCGTTTAGCATTGGATGTTTTATTAAATCCAAATAAAAACTATTTTAACGAGGCGTTATATAAATCAGTAGGTGGATTAACAACTACATATAACCAAACACTTGAAACCTTATTAATTAAGGGATACGGAGAGAATCCAGATGTTAACGCAATAGTTAATCAAATGGCTTCAAAAACTACATCAATACCATATATCATTAAGCCTATTAATGATGATGATAGTTATAAAAAA